GTGAGACTGCACGTTCTTTGACCGTTGATGCCGAATTCAAAACCCAAGCCAAGGCAAAGGCGATCCCTGGCTTCGCCGCCACTGATAGTTATGGTCAGTCTATTCTCGCGAATTCAAAAAGCTTCAACGCTCATTTTGCCTCCACTCAACCAAAGTTGTATCTCAACTTGGCTAGGAGGATGCGCGACGGCGTGATTCTTGATTTTGGCATGTCTGATGAAGTCTTGTCTGCCAAGCTTCGCAAACTCGGCATAGCCGAGGACCTCAACGGCCCCAACAATATACAAGCCGATGTTAGCAAACAGGATAGCGCTCACACTGCTGCTTTTCTCTACGCTTTCATTCTCATTGCGGCTGATTGTGGGCTGTGCCAAGAGGACCTTGAGTTGTATCTAGCTTACTCGCGGAAATACCATTTCCGTTCTCGAGGCACGGACGCAACTCGCTCGTCAGTTTCCTACAACTTAGGCTCTGGTGACCCTTTCACTTTGATCCGTAACGACGTCATGGAGCTCTGCGTAATAGCTTGCCGCTACGAACACGCGAAAACTATGAAAGTCATAGAGAAAGGCGATGATGTTCACGGCGTGATTGTAAATTTAGCTCCTCACCCCCTGGCCACTTTGCCCTCTATCGCAAAGGTTAAGCTCACGGTTGATTATGGCAAAGTTGGCTACCACGCGGGCAGGTTCCATAATGGGCAACGGTATCTTGTCGATCCCGTTCGTGCATTTCTCAAACACTTCACCAGGCTCTCTGATCCTAATGTTACGAATCAAGTCCTTTATATGTCTTACATATCACGTGCAACTGATTATGACGACTCTGAGGTTGAGTTTTTGATTCGTGCTTGTCAAGTCCATTACCCCTATTATAGTGCCTCCCAGGTCTCCGTGATGATTGACACCATGATTGCGTTGCGGGACCGAGCGACCTTTGAGAGGTATTCCAAAATAGTCATGAAACCGCATGTCGTCACTGTGGACACTACTAGCGGCTGTGCTGCGAATTGCGTCAGAGCTTTGAGGCCTGGGCGCACACGCGCATATTACGACCAATTTCGTGGTATGCGTGCACCTGATTGCTTG